CTTAACTGAAGGTACTAACTTATATTATACAGATGCTAGAGCAGATGCACGTATAACAGCAAGTAATACCGATGCACTAAGCGAAGGATCAACTAACTTATACTATACAGATGCTAGAGCAGATGCCCGAGCGGCATTACTGGTTGACTCAGCACCAGGTACACTGGATACACTAAATGAACTGGCAGCCGCCTTGGGAGATGACCCTAATTTTGCAACTACTGTATCAACAAATATTGGTACAAAAGTATCTAAATCAGGTGACGTTATCACAACCACTGGAACTAATAATCAGGCGCCCTTGCAATTACGCAGTGCAAGTGGATTAAGACATCAATTTGCAACAGATGCGCAAGATGATGCTTATTATTATATGTACGATAGTGCTGGAGCAAACACCGTAGCATTCAGAACAGATGGAAACCCAAGTTTTATTGCTGGTGGTGGTAACGTTGGTATTGGTACGAGTAATCCTCAAGCATTGCTTGACGTTTCTGATTCTACCAGTAATGAGCCACAGATTAGATTAACAACGGCAACTGCTACAAACTATCTTTCTATAGCTAGAGATTCTTCGACTGGCCACTATGAGTTTAAATCAGAAGAGAATGGTTCAGCAATTTCGTTTCATACAGATCCAGATGGATCTGGCTCACAAAGCAGATTACTCATTGATCGATACGGTCGGACACTAATTGGGGATTATGATTTAGCAAACGGATATACTCCTTATGGGCAACTTACTGTTAGAAAAAATGTTAATAACGGAACTGCCGTAGCAACTAATATTTCTGACTTGAATGACGCTACTTTAATAATACACAATCAAGACACTGCAGGAACTGGTAATAAGTCCGCATTGGTTTTTGCTCACGCAGGATCTCCTGGTATTCCTAGCGCAATTGTATCTACAAAACAAAATGGTAACTGGCGTACACACTTATCATTTTATACTAATAACATCACGGGCGGTGCTAGCACTGGGGTTATGCAAGAGCAAATGCGTATTGATCATGATGGCAAAGTTGGTATTGGTACATCAAACCCACAAACCCAACTAGAAGTTGATGGTGTAATAAGCAGTAGAACAAATGGTAGCAGCGGTGCTTTCAACATTGGTGTTCTTGAAATAAACTCTAATGGAACCCCAAGTCAAGTTAAAATTACTACTAATATTCCTTATTCAGGTACTATTAATGCTCATACAGTTAGAATCAGTGGTTTCCGTTATGGATCAGCTGAAACTGCAGACATCCTTATATCCTGGCACGTTTACTTAAATCAATTCTGGAGCAGAACCGCATCAAGCAGCGGTGGATGGGCGCCTGATATTACTCTTGGAGTAGAAAACAATAAAGTTGTTATTCATTTATCCAGCCCTGGTTACTGGCCAAAACTTGTTGTAGAGAGTCTCTACAATGCATATGGAGGCGCAGACCACGCAGATGGTTGGTCATGGACTGAGGCACCAATCAGTTCAGATGCAAACACACCAAATCAAACTGTATCATATAAACAAAACTTTGGTAATAACTTTGTCATGAAAGCTGATGGCAACGTTGGTATAGGCGAAGATACTCCACTAGCTAAACTTCATGTTGTGGGTGGTCGAACCAGTGGAACTACGTATAATACTATTATTGCGGCAGGTGGTGTTAACTCAACAGACGGTTCTGGAGCAAGAATAATACTAACAGGCTGTGAAAATGATCCTCTTGCAAGAGGTACTGTTATTGAGGGAATATCAGCTGGCACTGGCAACTCGCACAAATTAAATTTTAAGACTAACAGTGGTTCAGAAGTTCCTGCAACACGGATGACTATTGGACCTACCGGCAACGTTGGCATTGGAACAGATAATCCTCAGGCAAAACTTCATGTAGAAGGAAATATAAGGTCATCAGCAAATATAGGAGTAACACAAACTGATGGTGATTATTTAGCAAAACTATATCAATCATCAGCAGATGGTTTCTTAGAATTATATACAGGTGAAGCCACTCCCGTATCAAGGGTTAAACTTTCAGCATATGGTAATTCCTATATTGCACCTTCAACTACTAGTGGTTTGGGTCTGGGAACAACTTCTCCTTCGGAGAGGCTTCATGTAGTTGGAGACATACAACAACAGAGTACTCATAATGGTAGTGATAAATGCATTGAAGCATTTTTTAATATTTATACAAATACTAGTTATAACACAGTATGGACTGCAAATATCAACACTAACCACCAGGGAATGTTTTATGAAGTTATCTGTTATGGCGGCGATTGGGGTAGTCACTCGTCAGCTCGTGTTATTAAACGAGGTTTTGTTAATGGTTATGATGGATACACCGGGCATCAAGAGATAGAATCAGCTGGACCTTATGCTAGTAGCATAAGCGGTCAGCTTTTATGGAGTGGTAACACCGTAACATATCAGATGAGACTTGATACTGGTGGTGTTACATTACGAGGTATGGTAAGACTTATTGGACATTTTACAGGTTACACTGTATATTAATCTCTAATACCAACTTTTTAAAACGTATAAATAAGTGTAATAACAACAGGATGTATTACACATGGCCATTCAAAAATTAACAGTTGATGCATTAGCTGACAACACAATTACTGATTCGGTAATTGCAGACGACAGTATTGATATTGAAAAGCTCAGTAATGTTAATTTAAACATTGCACCAGAGATACTTGAAATACAGGTTGACGCACCAGATGCTGGGCAAGACACAATGTGGAAGTGGACATGGGAACAAAGTACTCTTCCTTATGCCAGACGCACCATCACAAACTCACCAGAAGTAAATGTACCATTGTACAAACAAGGTACTTACACTGTAAATAATTTTGCGGCATACGATATCCACGGCACTATGACACAAACACACAGTTTGTATTTGAAGTGGATTGACGGAGCAGGTACAGATAACCTTATTTCCTGGGCAACCAGTGCAGGCCCAATCAGCGACACACATCCAGATATCAACGGCGGTAATGCCACAGATGTACAACGAATTAGTGTAAACGTACCCAGTACTATTACACCTCCCAGTTTAACAAATCCCAGTGTAGCGTATACAATAGTAAACAGTGGTAGTGGAAGTTATACATTCAGCGGTGCCGCTAAAGGTGATAATCCAAACCTTGGTCCAGTCTATAGAGGTGGTACATATACATTTAATGTAAGTGCAACCGGCCACCCGTTTTATTTAACAACAGATAACGGAACTAATTTTGCAGCTGGCACATACTTTGGTGAATACACAAGTGGAGTTACTGGAAGTAGAAATGATAGTGGCACTGTAACATTTACGGTCCCAGCAAATGCACCTGACACACTGTACTATCAGTGTGGTAATCATAGTACTATGCGTGGTGAGATCACAATCAAGGACCTGGCTGTAGAAACAAATATTAATGGTAATTATGTAGTTTATTTCCAGCACACACAAGAAGGCCACAAGACGGCTGTTGAGCTAAGACCAATTCCAAGCCTTGTTAATCAGATGTGTATCGTTTATGATGCTAGTAGTGGACAGTTTGTTCCACAAGATCTATCAACTTATGTGGAAAACACACCCAGCTTTGAAAATAAAATCCGTGAAGTAGCTGGAACGGCAGAACTGGTTGTTGAAGACGGATCAGCAGTAATTGCTAAAGTTAATGTTTATGACGACAGTACATACTTGCCACTTACTGGAAATAACGCTGGTGATCAGGCATTTGCCACTGATACAGACATCCTATATATTTGGGACGGCAGTGCTTGGCAACAAGCCGGAGCGGCTAATAGCGATGACCTAACTGAAGGTTCAACAAATTTATTCTTTACAAATGCTAGAGCAGATGCACGTATAGCCGCCGCTACCACAACTGACTTAACCGAAGGGACAAACCTTTATTATACAGATGCCCGAGCAGATGCACGTATAACAGCAAGTGATACAGATGCACTAAGCGAAGGAACCACAAACCTTTATTATACTGACGCAAGAGCAGATGCCCGAGCGGCATTATTAGTTGACTCAGCACCAGGTACACTGGATACACTAAATGAACTAGCAGCAGCTTTGGGTGATGACCCTAATTTTGCTACAACAGTTACAAATAGCATAGCAACTAAGTTGCCACTTGCTGGTGGTACGTTAACCGGTCATGTCAATGGTACTACATTCGGCACTAACTTATCAACTCCGGTATCTATAGGAGGCACACCTGCTGATTTAAATACCGCAGAAGTAGGTCCTGGATATATAAACTTGGCACGAGATGATACAGCAGCTGCAGCACAAATTCGATTTGCTAAAAATGGATCAATACATTCATACCTAGAAACAAGAACTCTTGGATTAGGGTTCATTACTAATGTTGGTGATTTTGGTTTTGAAGGTGGCAACGTTGGTATTGGTACACCTTCGCCTAGTGAAAAACTTCATGTACACGGTGATGGTGCAGATATTTTACTTACTGATACTGCAGGTGGCCAGATGGCTAAATTGGGGTCATCAGGATCAAACAACGGACTTCTTGAGTTAAATAATTCATCACATACTAGAACAATTCTTTTAAATAGCTCAGGTGACTCTTATATTAATGCAGGCAACGTTAGTATTGGTTTTGATGCTCCGACTGCTCAACTTGATGTGCGACGTGGTGATGCAGACGGCAAGATTGCAGAGTTCCATCAAAATACAGGGTATGGAATTGACATAGGATCAAGTGAATCAGTTGCTTATATTTCAAGTGGCTACAATCAAAGACTAGATTTTAAAACAGATCCCACTAGTGGTCAAACAGAGAG